CCCCACGCTACGCCATCGCCCAGTTGGAGAGAGATAAGACGCTGCTCTTGACTAAACGCAGAGGCAAATGAAGCAAGCAGATCACTAAGATTCATAATAAATCAACGATGTATGGCGACCGTAAAATATTACACGAAGCTTTAAGCTGCCTGTTTTATAATTTACCCTATTTGTGTATATTTACTAATTTACTAGCTTCGCAATGTAAGCAAAACAATGTACGCACTAATTAAGAAGTATGTAGAGCTTCAAACAAAGCAGGATATCGGATCGTTTTTTACCCCTTCATGAAGCCCAATCAACCAGCCCATCATGCCTAATCCGGCAATCATGATAAATTGTTGCCCATTCGGTCATGGTGTGCAGGACATCCCCGGCAGAGCCATCAGCCAAAGCGGGCAGTTCAGCGGGGCAGCGCACCAACAGGCTGGCTTGCGGCATGGCCCTTGGCGGCGGCATTGATGAGCAAGCGCCCAGCAGCAGGCAGGCACTCGCGGCTATAGATCGTGCTATTGGTTTTAACTTCACGGATGACTCCCCGTTCGATAATGCGTTCTGTGATTTTCAGGGCAGCCAGGCGCTCTTCTACTGCTGAAGCAATGGCCTCGCTTTTTGCCTGTGTTTTAACTGCCGCACTGATGGCGGCTTTTTGAGCGACTAATTCCAGCGCATCCTGCCACCAGCCATTCACCAGCCAGCCCGCGCCAAAGCCCAGCGCGGCTGCAATAATCGTGGCCCGGATCATGAGGTTTCCTCGCACAAGGCCCGCTCTGCAGCGCGGCGGCGAACCAAGCCGGGGAGTTTTTCTCCTCCGGCGTAGACCCATTTACTCAGCTCAGCACATGCGCCCGCGGTATCGCCGGCATTAAGTTTTTTAAGCAGGCTGGAGCGGCAGAACTTCCCTCCCCCAACGTTAAAGGTAAAAGAGGCAAAAGCGCCGCGTTGATTGGCGGTCAGCGGCATGGTGACGCAAGCATCGATCGCTCGGTTGGCCGTCAGCAGATCCGCGGCCAGCAAGTCTTTACACGCCTCAACGCTGTTTTTTTGCCCCAGCTTGACCTCTGCCCCGGTATGCCCCCAGCAGATGGTTGGAATGCCAACCGGATCCTGGTACGCCGCGGTGCGCAGCCCTTCAAAGTGCATCACCACCGGCGTGGCCAGCCCGATGGCCGCCGCCACCGCAGCACTGATGATTTTCTTATTCATCGTTCGCTTCCTCCTCTTTATTCCAGCGTTTACGCAGTACGCGCCAGTATTTGAGCGCGAGTAAACCAATCTGCAATACGAGATAAAGCAAGGTCACCAGCTGGATCAGTTCATCCATGCTCCATGAGCCCACCGCCGAAATACTGAGGGTGAATCCTGTTTTAATGCCGACGCTGCCGATATCGTCTTTCAACATGTTTTGATCCATAAAAAAAACCCGCTCGAGGCGGGTGTGGTTTCTTCAATAAAAGGGGCTTTATGCGCGTAAACGGCTTTTTTATGCGGTGATTGAGACCAGTTTCTTAGCGGGCTTTTTCTTTTTCGCGGGTTTTCTGGATTTCTTAAGCTGGGCTTTGCTGATCACCAGCTCGAGGCTGCTGGACCAGCCATTGGCACTAAAATCATGGGTAATCGTATCCACCACCCACTGGCCATCGACCCCCAGCTTCACGCCTGACAGGCTGATTTTACGTTCGGCCACGATATCGGCCCTGCCTGCCAAATCCAGCGTTAAGGTGCCGGTGGAGCGGTTATTGCGCTCTAACGTCCCTTTTGCGCTTGCCCCCGCCCGACCTGCACTCGGCACAGAATGGCGAGCGGCCCGTACAGGGGCAGAGGGGTTGTCTTTATCCGGCACAATGATTTCCAGCGTTTTACCGGTCTTTTTGTTATGGCTTTTAACAGCCACGCCACCCGACTCATTCCGGTCTGAAAGGGTATAGCGCCAGCTTTTAATATCAGCCCTGCGCAACACCAGCAGCGGAATCGCTTTACCACTCACGCTTTTAGCCTGCCCGCCCCGCGGAACCACGAGCAATTTTCCGGCTTTGACGGAGGCGGTGGCGTCGTACTGGCGGGCAATGCGGGTTATAAAGTGAATATCCGATTCATTCACCTGATCCAGCCGCTCTACCCTGGCCTTCATCGTGCAAACCGGTGTCAGCTTATTACGCTGCGCGATCTCTTTGACCACCTGAGCGAGGCTGACGTTTTCCCATGCATGGCGGCGTACCGCTTTCACCGTGCCAGATAAATCCGCAGGCCGGCCACACAGGGTGATTTGTTGTGGCGGGCCGCTGGATTCCACTTCATCAATCCGATAGCTGCCCAGCATCGTCAGCCCTGTTTCCTGATAGCCCAGCGAAATCTGCAGCCGTGCACCTCGTGCCGGCAACGCCACTGCGCCATCCCGGTCATCGAGCGAGATCTCCGCTTCATCACTATCCATGCCTGCTTTATCCGTAATCCGGATACTAAGCAACCGATCCGACAACAGCGCCGTAATATCACGCCCGGCAGCCTGGCCAGCAGCCGTGGCCACAATTTTAAAAATGGGTTGCATGCTCTACTCCCAAAGCGTAATGGTTTCGCGCATCGGCGCAGCTAAATCAGGAAAATGGATCATGACGCCTGAGGGATACGGTTGTTTAATCGCAGCCAGCCCGTGATTACGTGCCAGCACCGCTTCGACCGTGCCTTTCACATGGCCGTAAACGGCATAGCACAGGCGATCGAGCAGGTCGCCATCACACGTTCTGATAGTCTTCGCCATAGCGTTTGAACTCCATATTAAAAGTCTGTTTACGCGGTGCGCCATCGGTAAAGAGAAACTCCTGATCCTCTTCAATGTGGGTGATGTACCAGCGCCCGAATGATTGCCCATAGCCCGTTGTTAGCGTGACGGGTTTCAATGCGCTGGCGATCTCACGCAAGGTATCGAGATGCCCAGTTCCCTGCTGCGCCAAATAAATCACGCCATTAATCTTGATGGTTTCACCGCCTTTAGAAACCGCCTGCTCAGCCGGCGTGCGGGTCAACCGCTCTTGTGACTGAATACCGTACTGGCTGGACCGGCTCAGGCGATCAAATGCGGCCTGCCCCAGCGCGAAACGAAAGATCCGGCCTTTTTCAGCGGCAATTTCTAATAAAAAGCCTTTAGCAATCGGGGTCTCATCCCGACGAAGCCCTTCATCAAATAAAACATCACGCGCACGAATAGCGCCATTAACGCCGGCAGAACGCATATCCAGTACACCCCCCATCGATTTCTTTAAGGCGCCATGACTTAAATCCAGCCATGCACCGGCTTCACGCAATGCCTGACTGCTACTGCGGCTAATATCCCGCACAGCGAGCTGAAGCACGCCAGCAGAACGACTCACCGCACGGGCACTGGGGCCATCCAGCATTTCTCCCGCACTGGCAATCAGCCCTGCTGCTTTTTGAGTGAGCTCGGCCGCAGTTCTGGTGTCTTTGATTGCCACAGAGATATCCCGCGGCAATATCCGCATATTGGCGACAGCAGCAGACCGGCTGGCCACTTGGGTGGCCGCCTGAAGTAAGGGCATAAAATCCATAATCAGCCTATTGGGTCATACATGGCAGAGCGGCTGGCCTGTTGCTGCCAGCCATCAAAAATGCGCTTCAAATGCGGGGCGATTTCAGTGGCAATCTGCTGCGGGTTTTTAACGTCGCCCTTTACCGTGACCTGAATCGTTGGCTGAAAGGTGAAGACCTGACTGGGAATGATTTTAGGCTCAGGCTTCACAGCCGGAGGAACAACGACCGGCGGTGCAGCAGGTGGCGCAGGGGCAGCAGGAGCAGGCGGTTTTGCTTCCTCTTTACCCGCAATCGCCTTGCCAATCAGCGCGCCGATTTTTTCACCACCCAAAGCGCCAATGGCCCCGCCCAGCAAGCCCCCAATCGCAGTGCCTATACCTGGCGCAATCATGGTGCCAATCACGGCCCCCATTTTGGCTCCTGCCAGCCCTCCCCCTAATGAGCCTGCAGCACCGCCGTAACCTTTGCCTTTCTCCGGCGCGGTTTTAGCATTTTTGTAAGTGTCATAAGCGGTAAAACCCGCACTGGCCACCGACAAAGCGGCGCCACCCACCTTGCCCAAGACTTTGCCACCCACTTTAAATGCTTGGCCTATTTTGGCAAATTTGCCAACCCGCTCCACGGCAGGCAGCGGCCCCAGCGCAGGCCTTACCCGGCCTGCTCCGCGCCCACGCCTGCGGCTTGATCGCTCGCGGCCTCCTCCAGATCGATCGGCGCCTTCCCCTGAAAGATCAAGACCGCCCCCTGCCGGCAGATTAGTGACAAAGACTTCTTGCACACCGCCTGCATCCGCACCCTGCCCGCCTTCCTCGCCCTGGCCGTCCCGCAAGACACCTACGGCATCATCTAAAAAGCCACCCACCGCCGAACCAATACCTGGCGCAATCATTTCGCCAAGGGTGGCGCCGATTTTGATGCCATCGGGCGGATCACTTGCCTGCGCTTTTTGCTCACCTGCAGGCAGTGCAAATTCGGGGACGTGTTCTCCATTTTTGTAGTTGCCATAAGCGGATGCGCCTAAGGACCCCAGCGCCATGACTGATCCGCCAAAGCGGCTCACCAAACGCCCGCCCGCCTTGAATGCGCGGCCGATTTTGGCCCGTTTTCCTGGCCGGACTGGCCCTTCTGCCTGTGGGGTTTCATGGCTGGCTGGCGATGCAGTACCACCTACTGACGGCCTGCGGCTTGATCCACCCAAGGGCCCAGTCGGCCAATTGGTGACAAAGACTTGCTGTACACCCGCCTCAGCAGGGCCAGCCCCGCCTGCGGCGCTGCCCTCGCTACTTGCGCCGGGTAAACGCAAGCCCATTTTTTCCAGCGACTTACCGACCAGCCAAGTCCCCGCCCCTGCTGCGACCCGTTTGAGTGCAACCAGCCCCACACCGATGCCAGCCGCTAAGGCCGTCAGTGCAATCGCCGGATTATTCGCGGTGATCGTTGTGCCAAATTTCAGTACTTGCGCAGCCGTATCCGCCACAAAGTCAGTCACCGGGCGAATCGCATCGCCAATCGTCACCATGGCCGCCGTAAATTCACTGGCGACCACATCCCATTTACGGTTTGAGGTTTCATCCCGTTTGGATTTATCGGTATCGAGTTTTTTAATCCCGTCGGTATTTTGAATTTTGATCAGGTCATCTTTAATTTGCTGACCATATTTGATCTGTGCCAGCGCGGCAGAACGCGCCTGCATATCGCTGAGCACTTCCCCCAGCCCTGCTGCCTGCATATAGGCGGAGAGTGCTTCTTCTTCGGCTTTTTTATCCCCGCTGGCGTTTTTGATCCGCGCTTTGATATCTGCCAGCTTTTTAGCCCGGGTCGCATCGCCGCTAGTGGCTAGGTTTTCGGTCAGACGCATAAAGGCCGCGACTGGTCCGTCGCCATGCGCGCGCATGGTGGCTTCCATCGAGCCCTGCAGATCGATCCCTGCATCTGCAAATTTCTTATTGGAATCCGGCGCGATGATTTTAGAGAGTAAGTTTTTAAAGTTATTGGCCGCGCTGTCGGCATTCCCCGTCAGCTTAATCTGCGCTTGCAAGCTGGCGGCGATATAGCGCACGGCCTCTGGCCCTTGCATGCCCATGCTGCCTACGGTCGCCAGCAGCTCGGGCATAAACTTGGCCATCTTGTCGGATTCAAAAGCCCCGATATCACCGGCCACCGCAATCTGGCCCATGACTTTTTCCATCTCAGCCTGATTCACACCGTTTTGCTGTAATGAGTAAATCAGTTGCGCAGCATCGCCGGATTCCATCTTTTGACCGATGGTGAGCTTGCCCAGCAAATCGCTATAGCCCACCGCTTCACGCCAGTCCATGCCTTGAGTGACAAGGCCATTCACAGAAGCGGCCAGATCACTCTGAGCCATTTTTTGCCGTTTGGCTGCGGCACGAATCGCCCCGTCCAGCTCTTTTTCTCCGCCTTGCCCGGCAATGCCGGCCTTAATGGCGATATCACGGATTTCGGCCTGATAGTCACCAGATATTTTGGTTGGAATCGCCGCCGTAGCCAGACCCAATCCCGCGGTTCGGCCCAGCTTCATGCCCGAATCCATTTGCGTTTTGCCTGCTTCCTGCAGGGCTAAACCACGGCTGGTACGGCCAAGGCGAATGTATTCACGGTCCAACTTATCAACCGCAATGCCCGCTTGTCTGAGCTGCCCAATATGCGTATCTAAGCGACGACGCAGGCCGCCATCTGCAACGGCACGCTGAGAAGTCGCCACATCCCGCATACTGGAACCCAGCGCGGTACTCGCTTGCCTTGCGCCGCCTAAAGCTTGAGTCTGCTGCTTTAATTCATTTTTAGTGGCATGCAAAGCCGCACGTTTCGCTTCAAACGCTTGCTTGGCCCGTTTTGCTTCTTGCTGGGTTTTTTCCAGCTCACGGGATAGCTTACTTTCTGCGGCGGTTGCCTCTTTACTCGCTGCAATCTGCGCCCGTTTTTCAGCAAGCAGTGCTTTTTGCCCTTTAGCCGCCAGCAGTGCGGCCTGGTACTCCGCTTTCAGTGCCAGCACTTCTCCACTTGGGCCGGTTTTGTCTTTGCGGGCGTGTAGCCAGGCGTTTTTCTTTGCTTCTGCAGCCGACTGAGTCAACTTCAGCGAGCGGCTCAGCGCGGTGTGTTCTGCCTCAAGGGCTGACACATCCGCCTTGCCCGCCGTGCTCTTACGCATCGTCGCCAGCTGTTTCGCCATGCCACCGACCCGATCGGTCGCGCCTTTCCAGTCTTTTTCAAGGCCGGTGACTTCTGAGCGTAAGGTACGAACACCATCTAGGCCAATCCGGCGAGAGGCGCGATCGGCCTGCTCCATACTGCGCTGCAGGCGCTGAGTCTCACCCACCAGCGATTGTAAGCCCTTGGTATTGGCGAGCTTGCCCTGTAAACCCTCGACCGAGCGCTGGGTTTTATTGATCGCAGAGCCAAAGGTCGACGAGACAGCGCCGCCGATCACAATGCCAATGGCCAGATCTCTGGACATAACAGCCTCCTGTAAAAAAAGAGCGGGCCTCAGCCCGCTTCATCACGATTCAACCAGTGCCCGATCTCGCTGACCGGCACACTGCGTACCGTCTCACGCGACCAGCCCAGCTCACGCGCCAGCCTTCTGGCTAACGGCCACCATTCATGGCTCCCTATCATCGCTAAGTAAACGAAAATAAGCGTCCTGCAGCTTTTTGTAATCGCGCAAAGTCAGCTGCCGCAGATCATTAGGTGCACAATCACACAGCCGCGCAAACATCAGTTGCTCCCGCTCCGCATCGCTTTTGCCCAAGACCTGCACATCGAGTTGATCGCCCACCGTCGGCTCACGTAACTGCAGCTGATTCACCAGCACATCGTTTAATTTAATCGCGGTACTTAACTTAATCGTTTCTTGCATGATGGTTTCCTGATTGGCCCGCTGTGTGCGGGCCTCTGTGATTAAAGGCCGATTGCGGCGCGCTCTGCGGCCAGCTCATCATTGCCATTGATAATGCGGATTGCGTTCACCGGATCAATTTCAAAGATCACCCGGTTATCCACTTCCAGCTTGTAATAGCTCAAGCTGGCGCTGTACTTGGTTTCGCTTTTGTCCCCCGGCTTCCAGCTGCCCGAATCCACTTCGGTTAGCAGTCCTCGCCAGGTCACGATCACCGCCATCACTGCGCCTTTCTGATCCGTGAATGCCCCGCGAAAATTGCCGGCAAACAAGGTGCTGTCGGCAATCCCGAAGAAAGCCAGCGCTTCTGGGCTGACGCCAGCCAGGGTAAAACCGCACTCCAATTTTTCTAGGCCCATGGGCATGTCGACTTCGGCATCCATCCCGCCAGCCCGATAGGCATCGGTTTTACGTTTTAATTTGGGCAACGTAATTTCCATCACTCTGGCGGCAAAGCCACGGCCATCGAGAAACATATTTAAGTTAGTTAGAACTTGAGGAATCATCGTGTGCGCTCCTTAGCGGCCGAAGTCGAGGACTTCGGTGATCCATTGATTGGTCACTTCTACCTGGAAGACGGGGTTTTCAGCGGGCGGTACATCGGTAAAGCGGATCGTCCAATAAATACGCCCTTGCTCGATCGCGCTGGCGGTGTTTTTATCCGGGTCTGGAAACACTTCAAAATTAATCACCGCCCCCAGCGCTTTAAGGTCGCGCATAAAAGCATCCAAGCCATCGGTCACATCTTTGACATAGGTTTTGGTAATCCCGCGATCCACCGCCCATTGATGGCCTTTGAGAATCGCATCCATCACCATATCCACGGTGCGCACCCGGGTGACAAAGCTCCACTTCGGATCCGCCGACAAGGTACGGTTACCCCAGAGGCGAAAACCGCCTTCGCGGATAATGGTGGTGATATGCGCTTCATTCAGCAGATTGGCGCGGCAGGTGGCATCGCCATAGAGATATTCAATCGGGCGCTTGGTCCCCAGCACTTCGCTGAATTCGGTATTAGACGGGCTGGCCCAGAAACCGACACTGGCATCCTGACGGGCAAACAAACCTGCCGTGGCCGCCGATGCGGGTGCATCGGCTTCGGCGCTCAGTTTGCTATCCCAAACCCGTAAGCCCGGATCAACCACATAAGCGCGCTTACTGCCTAGGTTCTTAACAAAAGCCAACGCGGCTTCATCGTCCGTATTAGGACCATCAATGATGGCGATCGCCCGAAGCTTATCGGCCAGCGACACCATGGCCGAAGCCACGGCTGCACTGCTGCTGTGGCCCGGTGCAATAATCAGCCGAGGGGATTGATTGGTTTTAGATTTTGCATCCAGCAAAGCTTGTAAACCAGTGCGCTTACCCTTGGCATCGACGCCACCAATAATGGCGCTGGTCAGCTGTGCGGGCGTTTCAGCGGTTTGGCTCACGCCAACAGCAACCACTACGGCAGCAGCCTGGGCATAGATTTCTTTCAGGCGCTTGGCCATGGCGCTCTCTTCGCCAAACTGAGCCACACCTTCCCGTAAATTGGTAATCAAAATGGGGGTATCTGCCGCAGCCAAGCCCGCACCCGGTGTAAATGTATCGACAATGCCAATAATCGATGAAGACGGCAGCGCAATGACGCGCGGCCCTGTATCCACCAGCGTCACCGTCACGCCATGGAAAAAACCACCTGTTCCGGCCATAGGGCCTCCTGAAAATAGGCGAAAAAAAACCGCCTTAGGGCGGGTTGATTGAAATAAATACGGATATAAATCAAGAATACTGATGAACCTAGAACCGTAATTTGTCTTGGAAGAGACTCATTCTGGCCAGCCCACAGAGTACAGCGCTAACTCTTGTTGTGATAAAGCAATCACTTCTTCTTTCATAAGCTGCATGCGGGCAAAAATCTGATTGCTATGTGTTTGCAACGCGGCATACATACCTTCAATCGCAGCATGGTTTTTAACTTCCACTCGCTGATTATCTTCGTCAATCCAATAACCCGTTACAGGCCCGGTTCCCGCAATCAGTGTTCGCATCAGCGCCTCACGGGATTCAATATCAGATTGATAACGATGACCTTCATATTCAAAACCAGCCGCCATCTCTTGGTCTGACCAAGCGTTAATTTCTATACGCTTTTGTTCAAGATAATCCAGGACAGCGGGTGCAGCCTCATGCCCCTCAGCTCGCCATGCCTCATAGTCTGCCCACCAGCGGTGACCGCGGGGGATATTGGCATAGTCATTAAGTCGGATGACAACATTGGGATCGGTTGATAGTTGATACATTTTGCCTTCACCTTTTATCGAAACTGCCATTTACAACTCACAATCCGCAGTCCACTCAACTGTCAGATTATCCCCAAGAACAGTTAAAGGAGGAGCTATAAAATTAAATGAAAAATACATTTCAGTTTTAGATAGGGTGGAAATAGTGCCTGTTGCTGCATGGGTACCTTTTGACCAGTTAGAGACGCTTGAAACGGCAGCCACACCAGGGCTGAAAAATGTTACTGCAGTGTTGTTATTTCTTTTTTGCACTGCATATTTAACTTGATGTAGGCATGATTGGCCTGCAGGAACCAATGCCGGAAAACAAAACCCACCGCTTGGCAATCCATTTCCTGCTTGAATTGGCACTCCTGAGACAAAACTTTTCTCAAAGTACCGCTGACATAGAAATAATTCCAAGCCTATCGGCCTTTGCTCAAAAGCAGTAGCAATCGCCCCTTCTTCCAGCTGGACTTGGGCGATATCAATGAAATAAGTGCTTGCTGCGACAGGAAAATTAAAACAAACCCCCAGTCGATCATCTCCGTTGCTACCTAATTTTTTCCCCACAATAGCCGGCAGATCAAACGTGGCACTGTACTTTTTCCATTCACTCGTAATTTGAACAGGCTGTATTGCTGTGGCACTTAACTCGGAAGTCACGCCTCCAGAACCAAACACCTGCTCCAGACTCAAATAAATCGTGCGGGCAACATCCGCACGCATATAAAACGATAACGTCACCTTGCACCCAGCAAATGAAGCCACGGATTCGATATTTTGTTTCAACCAAGGCGTAGGAGCAGACACATCCGGATTTTTAATCTGTACTCGTAAGCCATAGCGTGCAGAAGGCACCTTCTCAATAGGCCCCGTTGTCTGGCTAAAAGAAACCGTTGCTGGCCCCATACCTGAACCAAAACACCAGCGGTCCGCGGATCCATAGCCGCCATTAATCGTCCAATCCTTGCTAGTCCCTCGCTGCCAAATATCAAAATTTCCATTTATTAGCTTATTTTTAAATGTGCCACTCCCCAATGAACTGACTTTATTGGCGACTAATAAATCGATCGCCTCCATTTTGTTGTTCACGGCTTGGGTTAATGCAGTCACTGCCGTTGTTTGGTCGGCAATAGCAGATTCAAGCGTCATAGCGAGATCCCTGTAGTTTAAGTTTTGGCAAAATGAGCATGTGCTGGGTACGCACAATCGCCGTTGATAACAGGGCAAACTCTGTGGCCAGAGTCAGATTGATTGGCGCATTCATTGAAATGATATTGATACTGTCCGCTGGCACAGCACTCAGCGCTAAGTCATAAGCAAGCAGGTGTTTTTGCCCTGCTTTGTTGTAAACCAAAGGGGTATCCGGATGGCTCCATACCGCGATCAAAATACCCGTATCCGAAATAAACCCCACCTCCCGAATCCAGAAGTCCTCGTTGCTGTCGAGCAGGGTGTTGACATGAATTTGCGTCGGGCCGACTTTCTCGCCCCCTGTGAGCGTGCGGCGGGCACGTTCGCTTTTTAAGGCTATTTGTGTGCGGTCAGGGCGATAAGCCGCATCGCCTACGGCAATGGCCGCGATCTTTATATCAAGGCCGGTGCTGCTGGCATTAAAACAAGCAGCCAGCCCCGCATCCGTCATCAGCGGAATAAGCGCACTCATTGAATCTCCATCGCGATGCGAGTCAGGGTAAAAAAACAGGAGGCACTGGCAAGCGCCATTTCCTGCGTAAAAGCGAGCGGTGCCGCCTTCATATCAGCGCCAAAACGGCTGAGGGTTGTGAGATCGGCTGTGCTGGCCAAGGCCAGCGACTGATTAAATTGTGAACCCGTGATCAGCTCGTAATAACTACGAACAGGCTTAAGCTCATCGACCAGCGTTTTAATCTGCTGAAACGTTTCGGGGCTCAGCGGCGCACCACCATCACGGTTTTCATTGGCCCATGCCATGAGCGAAAAACTATGCGGGCTCCCTTTGGGCGATGTTTGCCACCACTCGATCAAATCCACATTGATATTAAGCGCCGCCAGCGCCCCTTTTACCGCGCCAACAGTGCCCTTAATCCGATGCGTTGGCAGCGAATTAGCAATCAAATCACGCTGCATTTGTTCGGTAGTGGCCAGCTCCCAACCTTCAACAGAAGCACCCCACGCAAGTAAGGGCAAAAAGGGCACGGGGCAGGATTTAGCCGCCCCCAGGCAGGCCATGGGTGAAGGGTCCAGCTCTAAACAACAAGCACTTGATAAGGCCAACTCAAGCAATGTGGCATTGGGAGGCAGTAAGCTCATATCGCCTCCAGCGTAATGCCCTCACACTGAGGAAAATGCCGTGCGTCACAAGTGATATCGGCCCCCGGCGCAGCCAGCGTGACACGACGAACCCCTGCAATATGCAAGGCAGCAAAAATGGCCGAGCGTGACAATGTGCCGCCCAGTTTTCTGGCGCTCTTCAGCGCGATTTCCAGCCTGTCTTTTGCCTCTGCCAGCACAGACTGTGATGCAGGGCCATTTTCCAGCTCAATCTGTGCAGCCACCTTAAACCCGATCATGCTTCCCGGCTGCACTCTGGGTCGGTCAGTCAGCGGCCTTACATCATCAGCAGAGAGTGCACTTTGCACGGCGGCCGTTAAAACAGAGCCATCGATATCGGGTGCATGCGGTAAAACCGTGACCGAAACATCCCCCGGCAAAGGCAACAACAAACCCGCATCATAAGTACATGCCAAAACAAGGCTATTCGCCGGCAACTGATGGCGCAGCTCATCGCTGATCGCTACTGCAATAAACACGGGAGCATCAATGGATACATCCGCAATCTGTCCCGACGCGCTCAAACTATGAAATAAATAAGCTCCGCGTGAACCGGCCACCGATAAGCCTTCCAGCGCCATCTGGCAGCGATAACGCAGACGCTCGTCTTCTTCATAAACTGCCCCAAGTGGCGGCTCTGCATCTGGGTTGGCGGGCGTCATCAACAGCCGACTAACGCCATAATCGGCGGCCTTATTGTCCAAATCAGTGCCCCGCGCATAGGCCAGCATGGTGGACACAGCCGCATCATTCACCCAGGCTCGCAGCATCAGCTCCTGATAGGCCGATAATTCCAGCAGTTTGACTACCGGATCGCTTTCCAGCACGGCGCTCCAATCAGGATAAATCGCCTTAAACTGCTCAAGCTTACGGGCGTAGATCGCTTCAAAATCCAGCGCTTCCAGCAACTGTGGCGGCGGGAGTTGGCTTAAATCGATCATGCGGTCACCTCCAGCAACATGCTGTCGCCCAGATAAATCCCTGAAATTTTCATATTCACCCTGCCATCGATCACAGAAATAATCGTGACCTTGCTGACTTTGATCCGCGGCTCCCAGCGCACCAGATTGCGGGCGATTTCCGCCTGTGCAGCAGCAATCCAGCCCGCATTCACCGGCAAATCCACCATACGTGGTAAATGGCTACCATATTCTGGCCGCTCCCGACGACTGCCCAGGGGCGTGGTCAAAATATCGACAATGGATTGCGCCAGATGCGCGGAGCCAGTCATAAGCTGCCCTGTTGTGCGATCCATGCCCATCATCGGATTAAGCCTCGCTAGCAGGCGGCAAGATCAAACGCTCAAAGTCCGGGCGCTGATCCAGATGAGCAATCAGCACTTCATCATCGCTGCTAATAGCGCGATTGATCACCGCAAACGAGCGGCCATCATCAAGAAGAATCGTTCGGGAACGAAAAGCCTTATCCGAAAAGGAAACGGGCTGAATCGGTGTATTGCTTGGCTTAGCCATATTGACCTCCTGCAGATGTAAAAACGCCCCGGAGCAGTGAAGCGCTGGGGCGTAAGTAAAGATAAAAGGGTGAGAACGCATTAAAAGTACAAACTTTTCCCCCTCGCATTTCGTGTTGTGTGCGTATACACTACACAGATGATTAAAACGTTCAACCACAAAGGGCTCGAAGCGTTTTTCCTAACTGGTAGCAAAGCAGGGATTCGCCCAGACCACGCAAGTAAGCTGCGATTATTACTAGCACGACTTGACACGGCTAGCGGTGCACCAGATATGAACGTTCCCAGCTGGCGCTTACACCCCTTAAAAGGGGATCTGACGACACATTGGGCCGTCACGGTAAATGGCAATTGGCGCTTAACCTTCCGCTTCCTGCCGGATGGCAACGTGGAATTAGTCAATTATCAAGACTATCACTAGGAGTACCAAATAATGCGTATGCATAACCCGCCTCACCCAGGCGAAGTTCTAAAAGAGTGGTTTGCCGAGGTCAGCATAACCACGGCCGCTTCCAAGCTTGGAATTACCCGTGCCCATCTGTCGCGGATTCTAAATGGCCATGCCGGCATCAGTGCCGAAATGGCATTGCGCCTTGCCGCCTGCTTAAATACTTCGCCAGAAAGCTGGCTGCAAATGCAAATGAATTACGACTTATGGCAGGCAGAACAGCGGCCTTTACCGCCCATCGAACGCTTAGCTGCCTAAGCCCCAAGCCAAATGGCACAGCAGGGACGTGAAAGATCAAGACCCCATGATTAAAACACGGCCCTGCCCACAATCAATCAAATCGCCTCACCCGTCATCTGCCCGTCCCCCTGTTCCCTGTGCGCGTGTTTCATCAGGCTAATATCTCCCGCGCATACGTCACCTTTGGCTTCAATTGCACCACCAAAGCTGGCTTTCGAGCCGCCATTGGCTAAGTGATTGATGGCCGCGCCTACCGTCAGATTCTTAGTCACGAGGACATCATCGGCATCCAGGGTAATGGTGGTGGACTTAACCGTGACGCTCTCTGCCGCATTCACGGTCACGGTTTTACAACCATCGATCAGGGCGGTGCCCGCGGTAAAGTCATACTCAATTTTGCAACCATCGGGCATCTGCCACGCCACCACATTGGCTCGCCCATCATGACCCAGCGCGTCGGTGTAAAAACCCACCAGCGCAAAGCCGTTGTCTGGCTCGCCGGATGGATTCAGCATTAATGCTTGCTCGCCTACCGAAGGCAGGCGCCAATGCCGTGCTGTGCCTGCTGCTAAGCCCAGCCAAGGAATCCAACTCGATACCCAGCCATCTGAGGCAATTCGCACTCTGGCCTTGCCCGCATCAACAGCAGACACCACGCCAGGAATAAGCAAGCCGGACAGCATGCGATCTAATTCTGATATCTCGTAACGCATCGCATCCTGCCTTATAGATCTTGCGGTTTCAAATAGGCATCAGCGGGTTCAGGTCTGTTGTCATCATAAGGTGACAACTCGCCCAACTCAGGCATCGGCCATTCTTCTACGTCCCCTACATGCAGCTCGTGCTCAAAGGTCACGCACCAAACCAGATATCCTTCCAGCTCACCTTTAAATCCATCAGGGGCAACGCTTTGAATCCGTGCCAAACCCACTGGCTGGCCCCAAGTTTTAAAATGGATGGCGGCGGCCAGGCGGCAAACTAACTGCCGGATATGTAACTCGGCATCGGCGCGGGTTGGATCCATCACCAGCCGCGCTTCAAAGCGGGCAATTAAAGATAGCTCGCCATTCCCTGGCTGAGTGCCATCGCTAAATTCAGCCAGCTCGATCAGCAGTAAAGGTAAGCTGACCCGCCCTTCTAAATCCGGATAGGTCAGCACTTCCATCTTCGGAAAAACGCCCTGTAGCTGCTGCTCTATGGCCCGGTGCAAATCAGCAATATCCATCAGCGCGCCCTACCGGCCAACTTATGCAGCTCATAATTTAATTCCTGCTGCATCAGGGTCTGCAGGCGGCCGGGTATCAAACCCGAAACGCTGGAAAAAGCCGTATTGGCCATCAGATCCACCTCTACCTTGGCCCGCTTGATCGGCAAGCGGGCCTTTGAGGTGCGCTGATAAAGCTTGCCGTTATAACGTGAGTTTTTAGAGGGCGTAAACGCGGCTTCAAAATGCCACGACTTCACCCGATAACCTCTGGCGGTTTTGATGGGTTTACCCAGCTCATCCGCATTCAGGGCTGAAATCCCAAACCAGATTTTGACCGCTGGCCCGCCATCGCTGCCTTCCCGCCATTGTTTGTCGTAGATCCGGACGCGATGCACAATCATTTTGCGGCGGATCCCGCTATCTTTCAGCTCCCGCAGCAAATGCGTGCGCGTCCACAAGGCCGTTTTTCGGACTGCACGTTTTGCCGCTCGCTCCAGCGCATGAATGCTGAGTCCGGAGGCTAGTGCCTTAAGTGATGCATCATCAAAGTCGATCTTGATATCAATCATAAATCCCCCTTAGCACCAGTACCGTCAGCCCACTGCCATCGGGCTCCAGATTCACAACGCTGTATTCCCCCTGGCCCGCCACACTGACACGGCTGTTTTTAATCACGCCACGGGCTCGCTCGTCTCGCACCACAAAGTGCGGCTCACGCAGGCCGGTATTTAATTTGCCAATCATGGGCTGCAGCCAAGGTGCAGCAAACATGCCTTGCGCCGGCTGCCCGTCGATCAGCGCCTGATCCCCCAACGAATCAAAAACAGCCGTATCCATTTCTGCAATCAGATCGCGAAACATGGCTTACACCTTGAGTTTAATCACCGCACCTGGCCGGGAGCAGAGATTGAGCGGATTAGATTGCGATTCGAGATCAATGCCCTTGCCATGCTGCATGATTTCTTGCGAGGTGTAATACGGCAGGCCATTGGTATTCACGGTTTCGATATGATCGGCCGGAGCGAAATGCGTCACAAATAACTCCGGTACGCCTTCCGGCACGGCATAGGCTTCGTCATCACCGACAAAAGCAACACCCCCCACTTTGCCGCGATAACGCTCAAAGACGCAGCCGCCAAATTCAATGACTTCCCGCGGCTCGCCACGCAATGCGGCAGCCAGCTCACTATTTAAATAAGTGGCTTCAAACGAATCATTGGAGAGCAAGGCTGACCAGAAATTCTTACCGCAAAACACTCGCACCCCTGTATGCGTCAGGGCGCCCAGCGCATCTTCGATCGCCTCATGGATTTCCAGACACTTACTGCGTAAATGCATATCCGGCTTAGCCAGATCCATCGTAATCACAACCTGTTTAATACCAAACCGGTCATATAAATTAAGCAGCGGCGTCTTACCATCCGCATCCAGAATCACGCCCTTGATGGCGCCAATGCGGTGAAACTCAATCGTGGCATCCAACTGGCGGCGATGTTTAGCCAGGCGTTTGGAAACAAGGTTTTGCACGGTTTCCAGTTCTGTTTCACTGCCAAACGCGCGCAATCCTTGCACTTCATCGGCGCGGATAGCGGAACGCTGTGGCAAATGGACCGTATTAAACGGGATCAGCTCACGCCGGGTGCCACCCACGGTCTGGCCGGAGGATCCACGCTCGCCCGCCGATACCAGCGCGATCTTATCGCCGTCTTTTTCAATCTGAACAGTGATCGTCGTGATGCCTTCTTCTTCAAACAAACCCAGCGCACCAATCCGCCCAGGGACATGCGGCATATTGTTAATGGCCAAGGTCAGGTTGGACATTGAAAAGGCGCCATCATTAAAAATATCGATGCTAGCCATGAGCGGCTTCCTTAAATGAAAAAACCCAGCAGCGCTGGGTTATGGGTAGAGAGGGATATCGGCCTTAGCGGACGATAATGTGCAGTTCAGCCAGTTGCGCCGTGACCTGCGCATCTAAGCCGGTCAATTCGGCCGCACTGACCTCGGCCAGCCGGGCCGTAATCGTCACTTGCAAAGGCGCTTCGCGTTCTCCTGCCGGCGCATACAAGATGGCGGTGGCTTTAACCACCGCCTTACTGCCTTCAGCCGGTGTGGCATAGGCCGAATAGAGCTGAGTTTTTTCATCAAAAGAAAGAATCTGCCCAGAAGGCAAAGCAGGGCCGGCGGCCAGCTGCGCCAGATCGGCGCTCAGCGTGCCGACGGTTGACAATAAATACTGACCCGCGCGGGCCTTTTGGGTAATGACGTTCATGATAAACCTCGGATCGTGATGGGATTAGCCGCCGGACTGCGGCGCTGTGCATAAATACTGTGGGCATTCGGGCCGCAAGCAGTGGGTTTAATCGGCGTTTCATCGGGTGGCGTCGCATCCAGCTCTTCCCCCGCAGCCGTCACCAGTTTGTTAAATAATCGCTCCCGCGCTGCATCAATGCTGATCCCGGCGGCAATCAGGCTGGCCGCCATTTCTGGCAGCTTGGCCGTGAGCGTCATATCGCGAATGGCGATCGCTTCATTCACGCTGTTCCGCACCGCCTGCTCGCTGGCCAGCGCCGAAACCGCCACCACCCGCATCACGGCGACACTGGGCAATTGAGCGCTATTACATAACTCAGCGGCCAGCGCAGCCATGGCCACGGCATCAACCGCTTGAATAACCGGCTCAGGCTCAGAGGTTAAATCAGGGGGCACGCTCTCTGCCGAATCCTTTAGCGCCGCCATCAATGCCACCGGCGCATTACCCATCCGGCCCACCGCCGCAGTCATTGCTGCACTGGCCTGCATATTGACGGTCGGTGCAATCTCATCAGCAAAGCCCAGCGCAAGCGACTCCTGCGCGGTCAGCCATGTGGTTTCGTTCATCATTTTGGACAGCGTATCCACATCCATCCCGCTGGCTTTCACACGGTAGCAAGCGATCAGGCATTGCTTGGCCTGATCCATAAAATCAGCCACCGCACGCAAATCACCCGATTCCCCCATCGCCACCGTTGCTGGGTTATGGATCATCAGCATGGCGTTGTCTGGCATCACCACTTTATGAGCGCCCATTGCAATTACACTGGCAATACTGGCGGCAAGGCCATCAATCCGAGCCGTCACCCGATCCCCCATGCGGCGCAACACGTTATGAATGGCGAGGCCATCCCAGACATCGCCACCGATGCTGTTAATGGCCACCACCACCGGCCGCTTGCCATCATCGGCCGCATTCAGATCACGGATAAAATCGGCAGCACGAATCCCCCAGTCACCGATCTGATCGTATAAAAACACTTCGATCGGTGCATCAGGCTTGCCTTCCGCCGCATTACGAATGCTGTACCAGCTGCTGCCACTGCCATCGCCAGCCGATGCGGCACTATTCATCAGCCGCGGGTCGTTATTTTTAATCTTCATCATTTTCCTTAGGAGATCCGTCTGCTGCCTCAACAAGGCGGGCATCAGAATCAAAATGCAGCTTCATCCGGTCTGCCCGGGCGTTGTCTTCTTCGATCTCACGATCGATCGTTTCAGGGTCTTCACCGCGTTTAAGAATGACGGCAGAGCGGCTGGTAAACCCAGCCCGCACCAGTTTTTGGTCGGCTTGCACGTCTTGTACCGGGTGCAAATACGGCCAGCCTTGCGGCACCCAATTAGTGCGGCGATAAACGCGCGGATGATTGGCATAGCCCGGCAACACAATCGCCCCCGACAGCACCGCCATATCCATCCAGGCATTGCGGGTGGGCCTGCACAACTGATGCACAAAAACACCGTGCTGCCGTTGCTCTACCCTGCGGCGAAATTCATTCAAAATGACGCGCATCACTCGATCACTGATATTGCGTAAGTCACCAGAGAGCAGTTCATAAGGCAAGCCAATCCCGGCCGCGACCGCCGCCAGTTGCTGGCGCATAAATTCGTCATAGTTATTGCCAGCATCCGGCGGTTTAGAAAACGCCACTTCTTCGCCCGGCTCCAGCTCTTGCATGGTGCCGGGCTCTAAACCCACCATCGAAAAGCCCTGTGATTCCGACGCCTGCATCCCGGGAAACATCGCGCCTTCCGGACTGGGCTTACTGATAAAACCAGCAAACAGATTGGCCACCTCTTGCCGGAACAACACCGCATCATCGAATTCATCCAGCGTTTTCATACGCAGCAAAACGGGTGCCAGATGCGGCACACCCCGCAGCTGCCCCGGTCGGGTAGGTTCAAAGATATGCAGGATCTGACTGGCCTCGATGCGGATCAGATCGTTATAAATGCCCAGCCCCCGCTCCCCCGGATGGCTGCGATACATCCAATAGGCAACGCGCTGGCCGGTTTGATTAAATTCAATTCCCTGCCGAATATCATTGCCATTGAGCGCCTTGCCATTTTTGTCATGCGGGATAAACTCCGGCTCCAGAATCTGAATTTGCAAAGGCACCGCCAACCCTTCCTTCAGGCTACGCGGCCGCAGGCGTACAAAGCACTCGCCCGACTCAAACATCGAACGAGCCGCCAGCAGCTGCTGACCATAAAAATCCAGCTGGCCGTCAGCATCCGATTCCTCGCACCAATCACCCCATAAATCCTGTAATTCACGGCGAATAGTCGCGTCCGAATGCTTAGGCATCGGCACAATGCCGGTGCCAATATGATTACTGCCCAGCTTATCCAGTGCCGTGGCGGCGTAAGGATCATTACGAACTGCCGCCCGGCTGCGATTTCGCAGTGTTTGTAAGCCTGCACTGCCGGTGCTGACTGGCCCGTTGCCACCGGGTTGCCAGTTGGCCGCCCGGCGCCCTTGCCCCGCCCCGTCATAGCTATTTTTTAAACGCGCCGGCAGGATAAACCCCTTAGAAGCCAGTGCTGAATAAGCCATCAGATCCCCTTTCCGGCATGAAACATCCGGTGCTGACGCGTTTTAGCATGGCCCGCTTGTGCCGACAGATCACTGATCGCGAGATGCCTGGCCGCAATCAGCTCAGAAATATTGCGGTATTCAACCCGGCGGTCTGCGTACTGAATCACCCGCTCGCCCCGGGCGATGGCTTTATTGATTGCGTCCAGATCTTGCTGAGTAAATGCCATATTAACGTCGCTTCAAATAGCCAGAGCGCGCCACTCGGCGAGCTGCAATGTGAGGGTCAAAAACAAAAGACCCCGCAGTTGCGGGGTCTCGTCGGGATGATGCGTGGGCTTGCGCCGGTTTGGGCTCATCAAATAAGCCTGTTTGCGCATAGCGCATCTTCAGCGCATTCCAATCGGCTTGCTGAAAACGGTGCAAGCCCATGTAATGCGCCATCGCTAAGCTATATACGGTTAAATCCAGTACCTCATTACGGTCTGATTTGGCCTTGGTCCAGTCGGTGATTTCACGGCCTTTAATAAAGCGCCGAATCTTGCGCTCTACTGTCAGCTGATCGTAGTACTCACTGGGCAGATCTTTACTAAAGTGCTGAGCGCCCGGCCCGTCGAGCAGCTTAAAGCGGTTATAAATCCAGTCTTTAGCGGTGTCGGTTCCGATCATCCACAGCTCACAGCCGCCTTTATCGGTGGTTCCACGCCAGGTGACATCCACTTTGCTGGCCCGCGCCGCCAGAATCGGCCGGCCACGCTTACTCTCGCCTTTAATCGCCAGCACATGCCGATAACGGCGCAGCCGGCAGAACTGATACACCTCCTGCGTGTGATGGCCCCCGGTATCGATGGCCGTCGCAGAAATCCCCATACTCTGGCCATGCGGGTGAATAAATTCCTTCTTTAATTCTTCATCCAGCATTTCCCATGAGCGCTCTTCGGCCGGATCACACATCATCACCCGATGATCGATGGTCCAGCTTTCTAGCCCTTCGCCCCAGCCTTTAATCAACAGCTCCAAGCGGTTGGCCTGCACGTCCACGGAGGCCGTCAGAATCAACACACCCAGCGGAAGACTGCGTAAGGCGTAGTCCTCGGCCCGCGCCATCAGCTCGCTGCCTCGGGTGCGCTCTTGCGCGTTATCCCAGACCTGCGCCAGCCGTGTATTGTAAAAAACCTGCATCGGCTCCGGGTCTCCCCGCTGTAATGCAATGGCGGCTTTTTCATATTGCTTCAACAATGAGCCCCAGGACACCCAGCCAAGCGGCATATTTAAAGCATTAATCTGGAAGGATTCGGTTTCCCCGTCTCCCGCAGCACCGGCCCGCCACTCACCGGCAGGCAGCATCGCTGTTTTATGGTGTTCATCAATCAGGCAACCGCTGGCGGTGCACACATAGTGGGCCTCGCTGTGGTCAGAATTCCAGCGCAACTGCTCAAACACCAGCGTCTGAAATTCACCGCAATGCGGGCAGCCTACAAAAAATCGCTGCTGCGTGCCTTCCAGATACAGATCGTTAATCCGGCTGGAGCCTTCCAGCGTGGGAGAACTGGAATAATAAATTTTAGCGTTACGGCCAAAGGTACTGGTGCGCGCCTCGGCCAAATCAACCGGGTCGCCTTCTTCATTCACATTACGTTCCCAGCGATCAATCTCATCGCCGTATAAATAGCGCGCACTGACTTCGGCCAGATTAGCAGCCGAGCCCGCGGTGGTAATCATTAAAGTGCCGCCTGCAAATTCTTTGGTATCGATGGTATTGCGGCTGTCACGGCTCCGTGGGGAGGCGACTTTTTCGCGCAGCACGGGAATGGCGTCGATGTTTTTACCAATGCGCCCAGACAAACGCTTGGCCAGATTTAATGACGGCTCCAGCGCCAGAATATTGCTGGGTGCCATATGGATTACTGCGCACATCCAGTTTAAAAACACCTGCGTCTTCAGCATCTGCGATGCCCCCATCACCACAACCCGGCGACAAGGATGCGTCGGAGAGAGCACCCGCATCACCTGCTGCGCATACGGCGTGCGACGGGTTAAATACTTACCCGGCTCTGCCGCCCCTGAATCGGTGGGGATCCGCTGGTATTTGTCGGCCCATTCATCAATCCATAAAGCCGGATCGGGCATCAGCCCAGCGGCAAAGCCCTCAAGATAAGTGGCAAATCCGTCTGCATACATCGTGGGGTCCTTAACTCATGGCGCGGTCCATATCGTCCTTGCCCAGTTTTGAAACGTCTTCCAGCGTTTTACGCAGGCGCTCAGTTAAAAGCTGCTCCAGCACCCACGGATCAGTGATCGCGGCGAGATCAGACGAGATTTGTTTGGGTACACCCAGTAAGGTATCGCGCAAAAGACGGCCATAGCGGTGAGCAGCATCGTGCACCGCCTGCCGGTCCACCGTTTGCTGGCAGACACGCTCGTATTCCACCTTGGCCAATTTAGCCAGATAGCCTTCACGACTGGTACGGGCTTCCTGAAAGTCAGTAAACATCAGCTCGCCAGGCAAAGGCGCTGCAGCGGTTTTAACCGGCAGCACCGGCCTGTCGGCGTGAACTTCGTCGTACACATCGCGCTGGATCCGCGCCTGCTCATGCCGCTGCCGCACGCCCTCTTTTGCGGGGTCGATGGTTTTACCGATCAGCGCCAAGGTAGCGGCACCATCGACTTTCTTACCATCGGGGGAAAGAATTAAACGGCCTGTTTTTAACAGCTTGGTCACATAGCTGGGCGACCAGCCTTGCGAATCCGCAAAGGCCTTCTTGCTCAGATATGGGTCCATGCTTTCACCGATTATTTTAGGATTTCACTCGATTTCACCTGAGGTGAAATTTCACTAACTTCACCCGACAGCCACTAAGAAGAAGCTGCGAGTCCTAGGCCCCGTACTGCCTCGGAAAGTGCTAGGGTCCCCGGCTGTAAATTGAAACCTCCATTCAGACCGTGACTGACACGGCCATCATCAGCACATTCATAAAAAAACACCCAATCAGCAGCATGCGGTAAGGACCATTGAGTTATCAAATATTGATGTCCTGGCACGCTGCTGATTGAATGCTTGAAATGCATATAAAAACCCATTGGGCTGACGGCCAGCACTAAAACGCATTCAAGCTGAATGCGTACGATTGGGGATCTGGGGGCTGGCCATCAAGCCGATGGGTTCAAACGACGGGCAACAAAAAAGCCCCGATTTCTCAGGGCTTTGTATTTTTTAGGCGTAATTGTATCCGCTGCAAATATGATAGTTTTGTTCCATTACGAAGTCAAGAAATAGCCTCATATATTTGCCCATAGCCGGTTGTTATACAGCTTCACAGTACTCCTCTGAGCCATACATACAGCGCTCAAGGAGACATTTATGCTGAGTTTCTAACCGTTCATACGCTGCGTGCATTAGCATATTCAAGCGTTTAAATACTTCAATTTCATATCGGTACGCAGTAACGTGACCAACTAAATGGCGCTTGCCCAGCTCCCTGCAGCTAGGACCTTCACTTGTAGCCCACTTCCGTACCAGTTCAACATCAGTACTTCGCCCAAATTTACTGGGCAGCTTTGTCGCTAGGTAAATCATTTCTGTATCACGCTGCAGATGTAACGCCCATAAAGCCGCCCTTTCTTCTACACACAACCTACCCACCTTAGCCAACACCATAGCGGCCTGATAGCGCTGATCTTCCATACTCATGGCACCAAAACCTGCCCCAGTTTGTTCACCATAAGTCGCGATTTTAATGCCTGCCGAACACTCAATTTGAAACGCCCAAGCCAGTAAAGCTTTAATATTTTTGAATTGCATTATTGTCCCCAATCATTCCCCGAGGCTCTTAGCCCGATCATTGTCAGGCTTTATTTTTGGTACTGCGCGTACTTAAGCGACGATCATTTGCGCTCTTAATGCGGCCATGGCTTCATCCCTAGCAAAGCGGGTGGCCCGCTGAAAGATCTTTACCGGCTCTGCTGCCGGAATCGCCGGGCAATGCGCTGCTTCCAGCCGCCGGGCATAAACCTCAATCCAGCGCACCTTGGTTTTACTGCGGTAAAAAGCAGAGCGCAGCGTGGTAAAGCCAAAATCAAATGCCGCCCAATATAATTCCGGGCTGCTCCAGCTGGCCATCAAAGGATCAGGTGATTGCGCATTGCGCTTGGCTTCTTCAAAAGCGATCGCATAATCTGTTTCAGGCCTGCACATTGCCGCCAGCTCCCCCAAGCTGGGCGGTAATGATTCGGCCTTTAACTGGCCGCGCAAACGATCCAAAGCCAGCCGCATCCATTGCCACTTGATGCCCTCGGCGTACAAATAGGCGGCGGCTTCATCTTGCCAAGCAATCACGGCAGCCTCATCTGAAAACAAAACCTGCCATCTCGCGCCATACATTGCCGCCAATCGCTGCCGTAAGACGATCACCGGCACAAAACCATCCGCCCCGGCTGGGCGATTCCATGCATTTTTGCTCATATCACTCCCCTAAGCCCAATTGCCGGCCCAAGCCTAATTCTCTGGCACGCAGGATTAAGCTATTGGGCACTTCTTCGCGCAGCCCGCGTAAAGCGAGAACTGCCGAAGTGATTTGCACCATGCCTGCCTGCTTAGCCGTTTCGGCAATTTGATGCGGCCATGATTTGGCATTGCGTAAGCCACTGATCGCCAATTTAAGCTGAGCCGCTTGCTCATTGGCCTGCGCCTTAGTCATCGTTCGTTTGGCTGGCGGAGGCAATAGCACTTGGGTGCTGGCATCCGGAATGGTGCGGTTACTATCCCGCTCTGCATCCATCCAAGCGGCCACCCATTTGGCTTTTAAACGCCAAGGCTCTTGAATCAGCAAATCATTGCCGATACGTTGTGCCGCCCAAAAGGTGCGGTTATCCGGCCAGCTTTCTTCCAGATATTGGCGGCGGCGGCTCATCTGGGTAATCGCCAGCTGCATCCGCACTTCGATATCGATCTCAACGGTTTGGCGGCACGCCACCTGAAACTTATCCAAATCTGGTGCTCCGTATAAAAACTTGGCGGCCATGCCGCGAGCAATCTCTTCTCCTGAAAACCCTGCCAGCTCTTCGGCCCACACCGTTTTTGCGTTCTCAATGCCGGTATCGCGCTCTTCGGTATTGCCATCCATCAGCGTGACTTCAAAGCTTTCGCCAGAGCGGAATTTATCTACAAACTGGTTACCAAAGCGCCCGTGCATCTTTCTAAAAATCTTCTCGACCCAAGCCAGTGGCAAGGCGTGACTTTCAGTTAATCGTTGTGTATTCAGCGTTGACTGTACGTTCATGTCGGCCCTCCTCAAATGATCCAAAGATGGAACGCACTGCTGGAGCGCGCCCTTTATGCCCGCCTTGGGCTAATGATTGTTTTGCTGACGGTTTTAAGCGTTGCTGCCGCATGATCGCCGCCAGATACAGCGGGCTGGTCGGCATGCCGACAATGGCTTTGGCCTGAAATAAAGCCTGATTAAACTCAGCCTGACTGGCTTGCTCGGCCAGCCAAGTTTGGTACTGCACCATCGCCTTAGGGCTTTTTGCACTGGCCGCTGAAAAACCGGCCTTCATGGTGATCACCCGCCATTGCCAGATCTCGCTGGGCACTTCTGGGATCGCCACATCAATTTTGTTGGCAGGCTTTAAATCATCTTTCACACTGGGCTCATCCAATACTGTTTGAGATCGCATAGATGATGAAAAGAACTTAGAGGTTTTGGTTTTATGAACTGGTGAACTATTGATTATGTGCCGCTCCTCCCCGCCCATACTTTGCCCTTCCTCAGCCCCAAGCCCTTGCTGTGTATGACTTTGCTCGGTCGGCGCTGCTCCTGCCATGCTCCTCCGCTCCTCTGCAGGACGAATGAAGCCGTTTGCGCTGTACACGAGGAAAATTTTAAGGCAACGATAGTGCTCACCATGTTGTGAGTCGCGCTGAATTAGCCCCACACGGGTCAGCTTGTCCAGCAGTTCGCGCACTTGGCGGGTGCTGTAATTCAAGGCTTTAGCGTGTGATCCGGCAGGCGGTAAATAGCCCATCCGTGTGGCTAAGCCACCTAAGGAAACCTTGCTTACTTCGCCGGTTTCAAAATTGGCCAGTGGCTTTAAATACATCAGAAACAAACGCTGGCAATCCGGGCTTAGCCCTTCAAGCAGCTCCAGCTCAGTTTGCAGATAGGTATAAAACGCTTCCCTCATACCGCCTCTCTGTGTGCAGTACTGCGAATCACGTTGATCATGGTTTGTAATTGATCCAAGGCCGCATCAAGCTCTAGCAGCTCGCGGTGTTCCACCTTCCAATCCTCAAACACACCGGCCAGCGTCATCCCCGCCCGTGAGGTTTCAGTCATAAACTGCGCCAGCACTTTATTTGCCAGCTGCTGCGGACCATCTGCATGCAGCAAGCCACCCACCGAAACGGGGACAGCCACATAACCGGCCAGCGCCGCAATCTGCTGCACCAGCGCCCCACACTTGGATTCTTCAACCAGAGAGAACAGGTGATTCGCCAGATACTGCTGCGAGTGCAAATTAGGATTGGCGCAATTAGCCACCGATGAAGTAGCGCGATCAATGATCTCGCTAAACCGACGCACCCCCACTCGGGTCGTCGCCAGCTGCACCGCTTCATTCAATGCTCGATAACGGTCGTTTAATAATTCAGGAGTCATGTTTAAACCTCTAAGTAACTTGGCCAGCTTTCTCTTATCGAAAGAGAAAGAATCCAGTTACATTACTCATTGGGGAGGCGCAGACGCGCCGGCATAAAAAAGCCGATGGGGATCGGCAAAACCATCCAATGGGGATTGGGTGGCAGAGTAAATTTGGGATTCATAATGAAGTCTGGTTCGAATGCGAAACATCAACACGCCTTTGTTGTGCAAAGTACGTATCAATAACGCGCACATAAGTCTCACGCGGCTCTCTTCCATTTTTGATTCTGTTAATCGTTGGCTGAGGAATGCCGGTTCCTTCGGAAATTTGGCGTTCCGTAAACCCACGTTCAATCAGTGACAAGAGCTTGTCTTTCGCATTAAAGGTATTCATGAACGCATGATAATACGCAAACGTATAATTATCAATTCAAAAACGTATTTAACTAACTCGATACGTTTACGTATCATTACCCTATGGACCTAAAACTTGCTCTCAGCCTATGGATGCGGGAAAAAAACCTAGATCAAACTGAGCTAGGCCGCATTGCAGACGTACCCCAGCCCACGATTAATAGAATTCTATTGGGCGTTACCGGCTCGCCTCGCGGGGATACCCTAAGCAAGATTGCCAAAGCAATGGATATCTCTATCGACCAGCTCATGCTAGGCCCAAATCAGCAGAAAACTGTTAACCCACAACCACAAGCACCATCAGAAGAGGATTACGCTCTTATCCCTCAATACAGTAGTAGTGCAGACTGCGGGGCTGGCTTATTCAATGATCACGTTGAAATTAAAGGCGGCATGGCCTTTAAACGAGACTGGATGGCTCGCTTAAATCTAAAAGAAGAAAACTTGAGCGTTATCTATGCTCAAGGGCAAAGCATGGAGCCAACAATCCGAGAAGGATCTGTCCTACTACTCGACAAAAGCCAGCGAAAACTTGAAAGCGGCAAGGTATATGCACTCCTTCACGACGGGGACTTCCGAGTAAAACGCCTCTTTAAAAATTACAGCCATCAATGGATAGTTCGCAGTGATAACGGCGATAAAACGCTTTATCCTGACGAAACAGTCGCCACCTCTGATGACGCAGAACGATTTATGATTGTTGGCCGCATCGTATGGCAAGGCGGAGAGCTGTAAGCCACACACCACAATCAATACAACCCAACGCAAAAAACCGCCATCTGGCGGTTTTTTTACGTCTTTGCATGATTTACACCACCAAAAAATACACACACGCATAAATGAATACGAATTCGCATTGACATGATTTATTCGTTTTCGTATAGTTGCGGCATCAACAGCAGCAATTCGCGCTCAAGACAGGCCGCTACTATTACAGGAAACAACCATGCAAGAAATCAGACTGAATTACGCAACACTGAGCGAATCACTTGATGAATTAAGCACGCTAAAAGCAGCCGGCTGGACCATGCGCTTTAGTAGTAACGGAGCGGAAATTATTGCCAGGAAGATGCTACAGCAGAGCCCAAACTGAGCCAACAAGCCGAGGCTCTTATGCCAACAAATCAGCAGTGGAAAATCCGCTACTACACGGCAACAAAATCACCCAAGCACATCGTCACACTAATCATCAGCGCATCAGGCCCGGCAGAAGCATTAGCAGCAGGCAACCAATCTATGCGCGATAACCATCAGCTCAATCCCGCCACTTTAGCGGCAACGATTGAACCTGACGGCTAATTCAAAGGAATAAACATGAACACCGCATTTGCACTAATGGCCTGCTATAAATCCGCCCTGATCCCACTGGAAACAGTCGGCAGCGAATACCTAGGATTGGGCAAGCGTGAAGTCAACGAGCAAGCCGCCCGCAACCGCCTGCCCTTCCCCGCTATCCGCTTAAGCGACAGCAACAAAGCCCCACGCTTTGTACGAGTAGAAGAGCTGGCCAACTGGATAGACCATCAGGCAGCGGCCGCGCAAAAGAGCTGGCTGCAGAGCCAAGTGTAAAAACGACTTAATCAACGAAAAAAAACTTATCAATAAAATCATCTAAATAGACTTTATCTTATTTTAAGCAACTGCAATTCAATGGCTTTGTACTTACCATGATGTGCGCCCGCATAAGGGATTAGGTGGCTGACCTGTCCTGACAACAGTAGACACACCTCACTAAAATCCCGACCGCTTGCCTGCTGAATTTTTGTGCAAACGTGGGCGGGGATAGATTGCCCAAGCGCGTGTGGCGCCGCTGGCGATTGTAAAAAATTTCGATGTATTCCCGAATCGATGCTTCTGCCTCAAACCGGCTGCCGTAACGGTGATGATGCACCAGCTCATTCTTCAAACTACCCCAAAAGCTTTCCATCGGTGCATTGTCGTAGCAGTTCCCTCGCCGCGACATCGATGCCTGCAAACCAAACTGCTCAATCAGCTTCCGATAGCTATGCGAACAATACTGGCTACCCCGATCTGAATGCAGGATTAAACCGGCTTGTGGCCGCTTCCATTTCACTGCTTTCCACAGCGCTTGGCCGACCAATTCCTGAGTCATACGTGACCCCATGGCATAGCCGACGATCTCACAGGTAAAGACATCCTTGATACCAGCCAAATACAGCCAGCCTTCACCCGTCGGAATATAAGGGTGAGTAGACCGGGGGAATTTCACCCCCAGCCCCTCGCAGAACCGGACGTGAGCCTCTCAACTCATCCGGCTCCCATCATCCAGCCTTCGGCACAAATCCCATTTCCCAATGTACAAATGCGTTAGGAAACGCCTGCGCAAGTCGGCCAAGTGCACGCCATGCTCGAGTTTTATGCCGGGCAAGATGCTTGTACTTGCGCATCAACCAGCGCACCAGATAGCTATTCATGTGCTTCCAAATGGCCGACATCGCCGAGGCATAAAACCGACCATAATAACGCTGCCAGCCACGCAACACTGTGTTAAACATCGCCGACAGGTCGTCGAGTTTGCAATCACATTTCAATTGCAAGTGCCATCCCCGTATCGTCTGTCGCATTGCTTTGAGAGCATCACGACTGACTGCCGGTGAGAAATTCACATAAACTCGGCCATACTTATCCACCGCCTTACGCGGTCGAAACGTATAACCCAGAAACGTAAACTGCACGCAGTCGAACGCTTGCTGCCGATTAATATCCTGACAGTAAACGATCTTGGTTTTCTCTGGATGTAATTCAAGCCCACACTGTCGAAATCGCTCACCAATCTTGTCAAGCGCAAATTGTGCTTGCGCCAAACTCTTACAATGCACCACGCCATCGTCAGCGTAACGACAAATCCGTACGCTGCGCAGATGCTGTTTAACCCACACATCAAAGGCGTAATGCAAAAATAAGTTGGCCAGCAGCGGACTGACTACGCCACCTTGCGGTGTACCGCGTGTTCGCGCCAGAATTTGACCGTCTGCAGTTTGCATCGGCGCTTTAAGCCAACGCTCGACATACAGTAAAATCCATGGCGTTTTACAGTGCTTCTTAAGCGCACGCAGGAGTAAATCATGGTCGATGTTATCGAAAAGCCCTTTTATATCGAACTCCAGAACCCAGTCGTACTCCCAATTTCGCCGCCTTACCAAGGCAATCGCATCGTGCGCTGAGCGCCCGGGACGATAACCATAGGAATTGGGGTGAAATAGTGGATCAAGCTCTGGCTCAAGCAAAAGCTTGGCCGCAGTTTGCGCCACCCGGTCTGCCACCGTCGGTATACCCAGCATGCGTACTCCCCCTGATTTCTTGGGAATCGCAACACCTTTGACTGCCGGCGGGAAATAACTACCCGAACCAAGCCGATTCCAAAGTTTATACAGGTTGTCACTCAAGTTAGACTCAAATTGTGCAATCGACTCCTGATCGACGCCAGCGGCTCCGCCGTTGGCTTTTACACGTTGAAAAGCTCCCCAGATTAACGCTTTGGGAATGTCATAAGGCTTGGTCATGGCCGAGTACTCCTCCCACTTGCGTGGTTGACACCCAACCAGACCGGGATGACGCAGCCCCTTCGCTCCACCGCCATTACAGCGGTTTCATCACTACTACGAGCTGCTCCGCCCCTTGGTGGCGCATCGCTACTATCAGCCTCGCCTTGTCGGCTTGTGC